CGAACCGACCTATGATTGAAAAAATGTATTTAGATGGTAAGAGTTGTAGAGAAATATCCGTATCTTTGAAACAACCCTTAAATACTGTTAAAAACATTGTTAGTGATATAAAAAGTCAAACAAACCCTATTGGAGATACTTGTCCAAACTGTTCATTTACTGGTCCTAAAAAAACCTTATCACAATATCATTTTAATAACTGTAAAAGAACAAAGGGTTATTCTGATGAAAAAGTAATAGAACGATATCAATCAGGTATTTCAGTAAAGCAAATCTCTTTAGAATCAAACATTAGTATATCACCAACATTCACAATAATAAAGAAATGGAAAGAATCCAACAACATATAGATAACCTGTAAGGGATATATTGTGAAAAAAAAGTAAAATAGTTTTGGTGGTTTGCTGAATTGTTGTATCTTTGTAAGACACTTAACAACCACCACATGAAAACTAAACAGAAACACTCTACCCCTAAATTGACTCTTGATAACTTTAACTTTAGCAAACACGCTATCGAGCAACTTCAAAATCGTTTCGGTATGACGATTGAGGAAATCAAAAGTGTAAAACAATACTTCAAGCGTGGCAACACATCTTGTATTCACAGTGTTGTTCGTAACAAAGTGATGAACTACCCTCACCAAGTTGCGTTCTATAACGAGAAATACAACCTCGTATTGATGGCTGACACAATCAGCAAAGACATCTGTTCAGCACTTTACTTGGACGGAAGAGAAGGATATAACTACCAAAGATAAACTATACGACCATGAACAAAGACACACTATTTATTCCACTAAACTTCTTGAAGAAGATTAGTGATGAGAACCTAAACAAACTACACGCATCAGTGAATGTGGATTTAGTTAGAGAAAAAAACCCAAACATCTTTTGGTTTCGCACCAAGAGCGTTGAGGTGATATACGATGGAGATACTCATTTCTTCAGGTTATGGCTTATATCAAGTGATAAAAGTTTTGCATGTCAGGATGTGACTCGTACACAGTATGCATCTATTTTAATACTAAATGAGTATATCCAACAAGTTGATGAGAATGATTTGTAATCGGGATTACAGTAACGGGCATTACGATAAAAAAAGATTTGGCAGATTGAAATAGAATACATATCTTTGTAAGACAATTAAAACACAGACACCATGACCAAACAAATCCTTATTTTAGATTATCCAACTAACATGACTTTTCAAGTAAGAAAAGATTTACCTGAGTTTGACGAATACTGTGAGGTAAGACAAGAAATCCTGTTACGTCAGTTCAAAAGACAGAATATTGATAGTCCTTGTCACGGATATAACGAGTATGTTATTGAGGCAGTCGTTCCAATGAAAGATAGTGAGATTTGGATTATTGGTTCATAATTTATTTGGTTGATTAAAATAAAATACCTATATTTGTACTATAACAATCTAAAAGAAAAAACATGTGTAATCTAAACGACGCAATGATTGAGGAGACAAACTCAATCAATCAAATGAATCAAGATGAAGTATTAGAAATGATATTTCATGAAGAACAAGAGGAATACTTGGAGCAGTATTTCAACGACCTACGAGACGCAATGAACGAACACTATAAAGAAATAGAAAATGCAACAATCTAAAGAAAGACAAATCGCAACACAATCAAGTTTGAAACTTGTAAACGAATGGGCTACTTCCTGTGGGAAGTGCTTAGAACTAAAAGAACTGGTAGCCATCACCAATGTAATCGTTGATTATGTTGAGAAGGGTTACTCCAAAGAACTTGGAGACAGATTGGATAAAATCCAAGAACATCTTGACCACAAGGGATTACCTAAATAATACATTTCCATCTGTTGTTTTGGGTGTGGTATTTATACTACACCCTTTTTGTTATGAAGAAATGTAATATATGCCAGATAGAAAAACCTTATACCGAGTTTAATAAAAATAAGTATGCCCCCGATGGACATTTAAGTAAATGTCGAGTATGTGTAAAACAATACTATAAAGACCTACAGAGTGGTATTAGATTAACCAAAGAAGAAAGGGATGCGATTATAAAGTTAGCCCGATTTAAAGGGTTTGAAACTGAAAGGAAACAAACCGAAGAAATCCTTAAAGGAATTGGATATGATGTTGATGGTGAATTAAGTGTTCATCAACAATTCATGTTGAAATACAATCTTTAACTAATTCCTGGTGAGTTTGTACTTCGTCCATACCAAGTTGGGAAAGGACTACCAGCACACAAACTAAAGGGAGCATTGGAACAACCATTTAAACTACCTCTTGTTCTCCATTGACCACTCCACGCAAATGCGGTTGTGGGGATTGTAATTGGTGATTGGAATGGTGTAGATGGGATTGGAGGAAGTTGTCCATCATTAAGATTACCTGATGTGTATTCAGGGTACAATCCACTTCTAAAGATAAGGTGTCTTCTTAACAGCGAATCGTTAAACTCCGCTTGTTGTTTGGCATTGGACTTAAGATATTGGAATGTCTTGTGGTCAATCTTATCACCCTGTTCACTACGATTTTGGGTCATACCAACAGATACGAACTTAACATAGAAATTGTCAATTGCCAAGTAGTATGCGTATGTAATCAACATCGGTTGAATATACACATCCAATAGGTCTTTGTATCTAACATTTGCAGGACTATCAATCAAATTGTTTTCAACCAAATATAACATCTGTTCAAACAAGTTAGTTCCCAAAGATTCCTGTAAGAAAATCGTTTGAGCCTGTAATATAGAAAATCTCAACTCATCAGATTGTACCGATTCAGAGATTGGTGTATAAGTTTTTAATGTATTTTCGGATATAAGGAGTACCTTTTGCATGACTATTACAATATTTGATTTTGTTCAATTACCAAACTAATTTGTTCTTCAGGGTGAATCAACTGAATGATTGGTTCTAACTCACGATTGATAAAGTTCTGAAGTGGTTTAATTGATGTGGACATAAACAATTTATATGATGTCTCAATTTGGTCAGCAGACGATGCGAACCCTGTAGGTTCTGGTAGTCCAATAAGGGAACCAGATATAATCTTATGACCTGACATGATTTGTCTTTGAACCAAATCAAAGATACTTGAGAAATATCCGTCTTGAACGGTTGAGGCAATTTGTGTGATTTCAGGTTTCTGTTCTGACTCACCATAACTCACAATTACTCTACCACTATTTTCAGCACCTTGATATCTGTTTTCAATAGAAGCAAGGTTTTGATTTTGTTCCATCTGTGAATCAGGAGCGGGAACATTAAAGTGAACCCACAAAGATGGATTCAATCCGTTTTGGATATGTGATAAGTTGTATACGGTAATCTCGTGGTTCAATCTAACATCATTGATTACACTTAACCAATCAGGAACACCATAATAATCATAACCAGATTGATAGTTCTTTATATGGACGATTTGTCTATCTGTAAAGTTGACTGGATTAAACTCCGAGAACTCAACAATACCAGTTTTACGCCAGTTAATCCAATCTCTACAATAAAGGTATTTGGTTACTTCTCCACCCATTTCTTCAGGTTTGTGTAATCTCATATACCTTGAAGGAATTAAGTACATTCCTGCAAGTCCTTGTGAGCGGTCTTGTTTCCAAACAACCTCCAAGAATACATTACCTGTTGTAACGAACTCGTAATAAATCTTCTTGGCAATATCATTCATATATTCCTTTGAATTGACCTTATAGTCATTGATGTATCCCATTCCCACTGCGTTATCCACTTTGGAACGAACACATGCATTTTGGATTGGTGAGGCATCGTTCAACAAATACAATTCATTGACGAATTGGTTATCAAACCCCCAACTGATGAATGGTACATTCTTGCTGATTACTTCACTAAATGAAGACAGGGTGGCTTTATTGAACTTTAAGTTTTCTATTTTAATCATTATCCGTTATATACTTTAAATACATCTGTGTTCCCTGTATATGAAACAATCTCATTTTGAGGTGAACCAGAGTAATTGACTGTTGCCGTTCCTTCGTATACCGAATCGTATGACAACATGGGGTTTAAGTTCGTTGTAGAACACTGCTCATATATCTTAACGAAGTACTGACCAGGAATCAAGTGTACATTCACATTATTGGTTGAACCTGTTGATATCAAATGTTCAGGTTGTGAATCAATCACATCTATGTTAAATAGGTCATAAGAAGGTGCGTAATCAACCATAGCAGGAACTCTGAAGGGTATGAACCTCCAAACCTCTTTTGATAACTTGTGGGACATAGACCACAAATAAGTAACATTCCCTCCAAGAGTTTTATTTCTTGAACAGGTTGCTACCACTTGATTAAATGTTCCTTTCTCTATTTGAACCATATTGTTTTTTTTTAAGACATATACATTGAACGGGATACCTCCCAAACATCATCATTAGCCCAAGTGCTCATAACGATTATATTTCTATTTGTTCCACTAAATACAGGTGCTGTGTTATTAGTGAATCTCCATTGAGTGTTTGCTCCATTAACAAAGTTAATTGTTGAACCTGCAACATAACTAATGTATAAGTGAATATTTGAGTAAATCGCACTATCAACAAATGTGAAACTAATATTATAGGTTGTTGAACCATCAGTATTTATTTCAATATAATCTTGTTGTCTTGGGTCAATTACAATATTTGTGGTTGCTCCAGTTGAAGTATAAGTGTCTGCTTGGAATGTAGTTGCCCCTAAAGTTAAGGTATTACGGAATACTGTTGTTCCAGTTGCTACTCCACCATTTTCTGCTGTAATGTTTTTAACATTTATAAGTGTAACATCATTTAAGTTTTCTAATCTAACATTATCACAACCGATATAATTCACATTATTTGATTGGTATTGTCCGTCTT